GTTATTAACTAAAAGCTTTATATTTGTATCAACAAACAAAACGAATAATATGACACGAATAAATGTAGCAGTAAAACCTATAGAGCTTAACGATAAAATGTTAATGGCTGAACATAGAGAAATTAAGCGTATTCCTAATTGTATCAAGAAAGGTCGTTATAATCTTAGCGGTATTCCTGACAAGTTTACTCTAGGTACTGGACACGTTAAGTTCTTTTATAATAAATTAGAGTATTTACACGATAGATACGTAGACCTTTACAACGAATGTCTTAAACGTGGCTTTAACGTAACTAACTACGAAGATGCTTTTAACGACTTACCAGACGAACTTTATAATTGGTACGATGAAACCGATATAGATAGAGCTATAATTTTACAGCGTATTAACGAACGATTAAAAAAGTAAAAAACTGTATTATAAACGATACAAAACAAGCTAAAAAGCGTGTTAATGTATTATAAACGATACAATTTTAAATAGGCTAAAAGACGTTCATTCATAACTTTTTATTTTTAATACTTAGAGAGAGGTTTGGTCAGCCTCTCTTTTTTATTAAGTCTGATTAGTAAAACAGTGAAATCTGGTTAAAAAACTATACAAACTAAATCTCTTAAGTAACTTGTAAAAACCTTACCGAACTACCCTTGCCTTATAATATAAGTACTTAATTATTAGACGGTTTAATCCTTTCGAACCCTTAGAAACCCTTTCTAACCCTTTAAAAGCCTTTCGAAGTCTATCGGAACGGTTCGGAAAATTAAAACTTAATATAATAGAATATAATTTAATCTAAGTTAAGTAGTAAGTAGTAACGCGCGAGAAACTACCTTACGAACTACAATTTCTATTTTAAACGATTTAAGACGTTTTCTAAGACTTAGTTAATAGATAATACTATTTCAAGTTTAAAATTAACGAGAGGGTCTAAAAAGTACCTTAAAAAGGATTTATTTAATTAGGAATAAGTCAAGAAGTTTAATATCTTTAAGAAGTGAATATAAACGAGACTATACTAAAGACCGAATATAAGGCTACTACAGAGCAGTTAGTAAGCGTTGTAGAGTGGTATATCCGAGAAAAGAAAGGAGTGGATGTCAAGATAGATATGTACTCCGATTGTATGATAGGTAGGAGGATAAACCCGGTACTATTTAGAGTCTACGTTAATAAGCTATTTAGAGCTTACGTTAAAGCATTAGAGTACTATAAAAACGATTATAAAAGTGATATCGATTAAAGAACACGGATTACCTGAGACGGATAGAACGTACTTAGTATTATCTCCTCATTATGAGCCTAAGCCTTTCGAAGCTTACCTAGATGATAACGGAGACTGGTGGGACGCAAGATTACCTAAGAGTGGTTTAGCATTTATATTTTACGAGGTTTTAGAATACGAACCTATAGACATTATAGAGGAATGGGACGAGGAGCGCGTAAATATTATTGGACATAACGGAAACGAAGGATTACACTATGATTAAAGGGCATTTATACAGAGGGGAAGAACGAATAGATTTTAGTATCCCTGAACAATGGAATGAGATTACTTTAGAAGCCTTCGAAAGGATTAAAGACGATAGCGATGAATTAGAGATATTCAGCGTGTTATCTAACTTGGATTTAGAGTTAGTTAAATCTTGTAAAGCTGGAGAGGTTAGTTACATCGTTGAGCAACTATCTAGTTTATTCGATTATGAGGCGTTAAGTGATCTTAAAGGTGTTGTAGAAGAGGTTGAGTTAAACGGAAGGACTTACACGATTACTACAGAGCTTTTAGGAATGAAAGCAGGGCAATGGTGGGACGTTAAGAAAGTAGAACAGATGTACCAAGATAAGCCTGTAGAAGGGATTAGACATATCTTATCTATCCTTATGTTAGAGAAGGATAACGAATACGACTATTCGAACGTTAAACAAACTTACGAGGACTTAGCTAAGTTAGACGTAGAGACAGCTTTTAAACTTCGTAGTTTTTTTTTGAGCAGTCAGGTCTTATATTTACTAGATTCTCAGCGCTCTTCGATAAAGAATACGACGCTAAAGAACTTAAAGCAGGTTACGATACGCTTAGTCGTAAATATGGTAGTTTACTTACCGTCTACGGTTTGGCACAGGATAAAGCGATTATTAGCGCCATATTTGGAGAGAAAGAGAAGATAACAGATTACAGCGTAGGAGAGGTGTTTACTTACCTTATGCTTAAGCAAGAGAAAAACGAATGTGATATAAAATATAACAAGTAATGAACTTAAATACAGTACAGAATATCTTTAAAGACTTAGCTACTAAGCATAAAGCTATTAAAACTTTTTACACGGGGTTAGCTTCGGAGTTTAATCCTGACTTCGAGTTAACTTATCCGGCTTTAGTAGTGGACCCAGTTAGTATAACTAAGTCAGCTAGAGAAGGATTCTTTGTTAACAATTGGAATCTAGTCGTAGAGATTATAGATATCCTATCTGAAGAGCGAACTATGGACGAGGTTAACTCTACCTTAGATTCTACTCAGAGGATATTAGACCAAGTTATAAGCCGTTTTATTACGGACTTTAACGATACTATTTTAACCTACGATAACGAGAGCGAGAGAGCAGATTGGACCATTCAAGATAACTTTACTGTTTTACCTTTAATAGACGACGAGGATAAGAATCATACTGGATGGCAGGTATCATTTACAATAACCGAGCAAGTACGTTTTAGCACTTGTTGTAACGACGACGTATTCGATGCCTAGACCTTTCTCACAGACTTTTATTAGAGTTAAGATAGCCGGATTCGATATGATAGACGATATTATAAACGATCTTAATAAAGAAAAGAAAAACGCTACCGGAGACTTAGCTAAGTCTTTAAGGGTAGAAGCTTCCGAGTTAGGAGGTATAGTATCTGTAAGGTTTAAAGCTAAGAGTTATTGGAAGTTTGTAGATAAAGGACGTAAACCGGGTAAACGACCTCCTATAGCACCTTTAGAGAGGTGGGTAACGGCTAAACTAGGAATAACAGATGAAGGTAGTGTAAGGTCTATAGCTTTTGCTATCGCTAATAAGATTAAGAAGAGAGGTATTAAGCCTACTTATATCTTTAGAAATAATATAGATAAGTTTAAAGGTAACTTAAAAAGCCTTATATTAAATACGGGTAAAAACGACGTAACTTTAGAAATAAGAAAAATTTTAAATAGATGAGTACAATATTATCAACTACTTTCGGTGCTACGGTAACGATTAACGGAACTACTTACGCGGTAAGTAATAACGAGAGTATAACATTAACGGGAGAGGACGCGGTATTACAAACAGTAAACGTACCTACTTCGGAGACTACTTTAGCTAACTTAGGAGCTGTAGGTCCAGCTTCTTTAACGGACTTAAGCTACTTAGTAGTAATTAATAGAGACGGAACGAACTTCGTAAGACTAAGGCTATCGGATACGGGAGGCGCTACTATGGACGTTAAGTTAGAAGCAGGAAAGGCTTTCGTATTTAATTCAAGGGAATTAAGTGTATCAGCTACAGAGGGTGTTTTTGCTTCTTTCTCTAATATCGACAATATTAAAGCTCAGGCGGATACTGCTGCTTGTGATGTAGAACTATTATTAGCTTACTAATATGGCTTTAACGGTTTTAAGTAGACCGGATAGCTATAGCGCAGCATATCTACCGGTAGAATACAAATTTACATCAGACTTATCTCCTAATTCAATATCTGGAGAGTCGGACTCTAACGGTACATTATTTGGTTCTGATAACTCAGGAGAAGATATCTTAGTAGGTACTCAGCCTTTACCTTTAGTAGTGGGTGATTACGTTTACTTAGAGAACGCGGGAGTTTATAACGGAGTACATAGAGTTAGTTCTATTAATAACGGTACTGAAGGAGTAAGCGTAACAGGGTTCTTTATAGATACTCCAGTAACTACAGAGACTACCTTACCGGGTATCCTTAAACAAGCTGTAGAGGTTAGTAAATACTATAACAACTATAACGCAGTAGTAGACGTTTATATCTCTGGTAGCTTCGTCGTAAGACTTAGAACTAGACGTAACTTCGATAACGAGTTTATATTCGATTTAAGCTCTATTATCCAAGAGTATTTAGGTTCTGACTTACTTACTTTAGGTACTTCTACTACATCTACTTCGGTAGACTTAAGTAAAGAGGTTTATATTCAGTACGCGGAGGAATACGATGTAATTAGTAACGGTATTGCTACGTTAACTTTAACTAGCTTTACAGATGATAGCACTAATACTTTTATAGGAGTAAATAGTACTATTCCTTACGTATTTATGAACGACTTCTCTATAAGTTCTGCTAACTATAACCTTAGCGACTTTTATAGTACTAACGCTCTATTTAACGGTGCTTCGGCTTATAATTGGCTTACTCTTCAACCAGACGAGGTTAGGTTAAGTAGTAACGACTCTTATCAGATGAGTTTTATTAATGCTACTCAGACTTATAATGGAGGTACTAATCCTATAGCAGTTAACTTAGATTACGTATTAAGGACTTACGATAATCAAGGATCTTTAATAGCTACTAATATCATAGTAATAGATACGGATACTACGACTAATTTAGAAGGAGTTTATAACGTACCAGTAGGACCAAGTAACCTATCAACTTATATTACTAGCGACGTAGTTAAGTATACGGTTCAAACTAGAATAGACGAGTTTATCTTAGCTGATTTAAGAACGTTTATTATAGAAGACGATTGTTCACCTACTAGAGTAGAGAGGCGCTTCGAATGGGTTAATTCTTTAGGAGGATTAGACGCTTTTACTTTTAAGGGTAAAGAGGTTAGAGATATAGATGTAGAGAAAAGAACTTTTAAAAGAATCTTAAACTCTGTTAGGTCCATTCCTGAGCGTTCAGTAACTACTTTCGGAGTAGAGACTAAAGACGTTTACACAGTTAATAGCGGAATCGTATCTAAGAAAGAGAGAGACTGGCTACTAACTTTAGTAGAATCTCCTGAGGTTTACTTAATCGTAGACGGATATA